AATCCAGAAGCCACCTGATATACAAGGTTGACAAAGGAGCCACAGAAACTATGGATGTTCTTTGGTGCTTCGCTTGTGCCTCCCAGCGGTTTCGTACCATGGAGTAGGAAGGGGAAAAGTGTGATAGAGGCACAGTAAGGACGTAAGGAAGTTTCATCATGGATATAAATTCTATGTTCTTCGATGTCCTCAATGTACTTCTCAGCTAACTTCTCACCGTACATCTCCGTGAGTTTCCGCTGTACTAAAGCACGGTTTACCTGAATGGTATCAGGCTTATACATCTCAGCTTCCAAGATACCAATATTCTTTGTGTCTACATTGGCATTAGCATCCACTAAAGAGCCACTTGCACTGTTCTGGCTGTGAATGTAGTGGTCGATGTATTTAATTTTTTCTTCAATCTGTTCTTGCGTTAAATTAAGTAAGGGCATTTCTCACCTCTTTCTCCATGTCCTCTGCATAAATGCACGGAGACAAAGTTTTATCTCCCACAACTACTGTAGGGAACAATTCAAATTCTTTTGAGTCAGTCACACACATTACCTTAAAAGCTACGTTCGGGAATTTCTTGACCACCTTTGGAAGTCCTTTAAGTAGTGTGTCGCAATACATACAATCTTTAATGACATAAATGCTTACTTCCATCCTGTGTCTCCCTTGCGAAATTTATAGTTCTGTACTTCGAGGAACAACTGGTTCGTGTTGGGATTGTCCAGACCTCCCAGCTCTTCTCTGTATGCTCCCACTTTTACCCAGCGGCAATACTTACAAGCTGTGAATAAATCCATAGCATCCCAAGCTCCCAAGTAGATACCAATGTTAATACCTAAGTTGTGGAGAGGCTTCAGTACACTATCAGCAAATTCTTCAAAGTCCATGTGATTACGATTACCACCCATGAAGAGTACCGTATTGGTAACACTCTTGTAGCTCTTAATGAGAGACAAAATCTCTTCAGGTGTCTGCTCTTCACAATCATGAGTATCCCACAGGTAATCACTGTGACACCCCTTGCAATGACATTCACATTTTCCTAAGTTAATGACCAGTGAGATTTTGTCAGGGATTTCATTCAGCGTGACACCATGAGAGTACACAGGAATTTTAAAATTCTGCTTCATCATCATCTTCCTTCTCTGCTATTTCCAAGCGATCTGTTTTTCTGTTATATGTCAGGTAGCCTCCTATGCCAGTCTCACCTGTGAAACGGTTCTTTAAGACACGTACACGAGTGGTGTTTCTCAGCTCTTCATTGGACTCCTGCTGATTCCTTTCCAACCCCAGTACGATGTCTGAAAGTTGTGAGATAGCGTGGGAACCTCTGAGCTGTGCCAGCGAGGTAATACCACCTTCTTCATGAGACTTCTGAGAGTTGTCAGGTCTTCGCAAGTGTGATATGACAATCATGCCCACCCCTGTCTCTTCTACAATGCTTCTCATCTGTGTCATGAGGTAGTCAATCAGTTTTCGCTCATTGTCCCCCTCCAAACCAGAGATAGCAATAGACACATGGTCAAGTACGATGAAGTCACACTCCTCAGAAATAGCTAAATATCGAATCTTGTTTAGTAAGTTGTCACCCTCAAGACTTCCAAAGTGATTATAGAGTACGTAGTTTCCTGTCCCCAGTGTCTCATCAAATGCCTTCCGATACTCTTCTTCACTGATAGCGTGTCTTGATAAGTGCAATCGTACTCCCGTGTGTATAGACATAAGTCCTACGGAGGTACGCTTTACATTTTCCTCAAGCATCATGCATCCTACTTTGAGGTTTTTCTTGACCCCCAAGTCATACATGATTTGCCTTACAAACGTAGTCTTGCCTACCCCTGTACCTGCGGTAACGACAACGAGTTCCCCCTTGCGGAGGCCCTTTGTCATGTCGTTCAGTGGAATATCCCAAGGGTATGTATAGCACATTTCGTCCTCTTCGCTGTCTACCATCTCCCAGAGGTCAGCTCCATTTACAATACCGTCTGGCTTGTATGCTTTAGCGTTCCAGATAGCATTGATGACGGACTGCCCTTTGTTAGCTAATAGACATTCATTAGGGTCTTTCAGTGGTAAATTAGCCACCTTCAAATCCTTCAGGAGTCCAGCACATTCCTTGATGGCCTTCCTTCCTGCTTCATCCATATCAAACATCAAAATGACCTCATCAAACTGTGATAGCCACTCCATGTTGTGTGTCAATACTTTCTTTGCCGAGGCCACCCCACAAGGGATAGACACAACGGGATATTTGTTATTTTGTAGTTGTGACACAGTGAGACAATCAATCTCACCCTCTGTGATTACCAGCTTGCCTCTGCTCTCAAAAAGCTCTTGCCCAAAGAAACGCTTAGAAATTTTACCAATCGTCTCAAACGTTTTGTCTTGATACCGTACTTTCTGGCCTATCAGCTCCCCTGCGTCGTCAAAGTAACATGCTACCTGCACAGGTTTCCCATTGTGATAACCTGTATAGTAGTGGTACTTTTCACATGTGGTAGACATGATTCCACGACGCTTTAGGGGAGTGATAGACAAAGAAGTGAGAGGTATAAGGTCGACTGTATGTGTCCCCTGTGTTGTAGCTCCTCGTACCGTTTGACAGGAGAAGCAGTATGTATGACCATCACTGTATTCTGTCAGGGCATCCGAGGAACCACAGTCAGGGCAAGGGAGGTGTGTCTTAATCGGTTCGCTGTAATTCATCTTTGTTGAACTCTTCCTCTACGATGTCTGCATAGTCCTCGTGGAACATCTGAACTAAATCGTCCAGTCGCTTCTTCTGTAAAGACGATAAGGACTCTTTAGATTCAGCATCCACGAGAATATAAACGCCACAAGCACTATAAGGAAGTTCGCTACCCCCGACTGCTTCAAACGGACGCATGAGGTCGAGTTCACCATTCTTGAGAACTACAGCGTGATACGGTAACGAAAACGCTCCTTTTCTTCGTGCTTCCTTCAACAGTTCGGAGACAGTTCTTCCTTCGAGGTCTTTATAGACAAAGGAGTAGAAGAGAGTTTCTTCTCTGTCTCTGAATTTAAACATGTCACTTTCCTTTCTTTTTCAGTTTGGGGCTAATTTGGCCCTCTTCTTTAAACCAAGACTCAGGGATCGTGTTTCCAATGTGGTACTTAAAGCCATTCTTCTCACACCACTTACTCGCCGTTGTCTTTAAACTTTGAAATTTAAAGTCTTTAGGAAAGACAAAGCGTATATCAAGTTCGGGATACTGCCGTTTTACCTTCAGCATCTTCCCTCGTGCTTCACTATCCAATGAGCCTCTGTAGAATCCCCCTTTTTTACCAACACGGACAAAGCCACCTTCCCCGTTCTTAGCCTCGACAATAATGCCATTTGGCAAGACAAAATCAGGGGTATATTTGTGCTTTACCGTGTACTCCAGAGAAAACTCTTCGTAATGATATTCTTTATTCTTTTTGTCAAGGTTAGCAGTAAGCGTGTCTTCATACTTACTTCGTTTTGTCTTAGCAGGTGTATGGAAACCGCCTGTGAACAACTTAGAAGTCTACCTCGTCGTCCAGCGTGGTTTCTGTATCATCTGTATCTCGTTTCTTAAATGTCAGTTCGTCGGAACCGTCTTTAGAATACTTAACGAGATTTGTAACCATTAAGCACTGAAGGTACAGGCGAACGCCCCACTTCTTTGTGCTTTCATAGTACAGTTTGGGATTGACGACAACTTCTACGTCGGAGCCATTACCAATGAGTACGTCTTCAGGAATCAGCTCACCGTATTCATTGTAGACAGGGATAACCTTCGGTTTTTCTACACCTGTCGCCTTGTCTTTATACACGTGCTTCGTTTTTACCTTGACCATTTCCAGACCGTCGTCTGTGGTTTTAATCGGCATTGTGATGTCACCTAACATCTTCTTGCCTGCAAATTCTTCTTTGCATTTGTCTTCAAAGTATGCTTTCATTTTTGCTAAGTTTTCATCGGGCATCAAAACCTGCATCGAGAAGCCTACAGGCTGGCCGTTGTATGTTTCAGGTGTTCTAATTTTTGCCCAATATGCTTTACCTTTAATTTTCATTTGCTTTTGTCTCCTTTTGTTCTTGTGGTAGACCCAAAGCCACCACTGCGCTTAGTATTTTGGATAGGGTTGAAATGCTTTCTTTCCCCTGTATGTGTGACAATTAACTCGAACTCCCACTTTAAGGTAGGAAACGGCACTAATTGCGCTATTCGAGTCCCACTTTTGATGTGAATTGAATTTTTAGACAAATTATCAAGTAGTAAGCAGAGTTCGCCCTTGTAATCTGAATCAATCAGACCAACACCATTAGACAAACGGATAGGGGTCTTCAAGCCAACACTTGACCGTAACATGATATGTACTTGCATCCCTTCAGGAATATCTAAAGAGAACCCCAAGGGAACTAATGTACCCTTACCAATAAGACTAAAAGGCTCAATGGTTACATCGTCGGGAATCACAATGTCTGCCCCTGCGGAACCTTGTGTCTTGATTTGAGGTACTTCAATATCATCCCGTAAGGGTTTGAATACGATAGACAAAGGTTTTCTAGTTCTCATCTATCAGTGCTTCACCTCTTTCCAGCTTCTCCAACCACTGCTCATAGACACGGATTTTATCCATTTCTTTCTGAATGTCGTCCTTGTGTCCCATGCGTAAGCGGTATTTCAAAATGTTACCTTTGATAAAGCCTTTAAGTTCTTCTTTGGTAAACATCTTTTCCATGACCTTGATAGGCTCTACAACAGCTTCTAAGTAGTGCTTGTCATGCTTGTTGTCTTCTTCTGCGACTCTCTGCACTCTGTCCCAATTAACGATGATATGCGAGTCAGTCCCTCGCAAGCGAACTTCATAGCACAAGACACCAAAAATGTCTGTCATGTGTCTTTGAATTTCTCCGTATGCATAATTGCCTTCAATCTGGTCAAAATCATGCACATCTACTTTAACGCTTTCATAATCACGTAAAACGTTCTTTGGATTGTCCATGTAATTACCTCCTTGAAATTTTGTGTTCTTTCCTCTGTATGTGTGACAATTAACCAAACAGGTGTTCGGGATAGACACAGAGGTAGAGTAGTAGTTTTTCTTCCCTTGTATGTGTGACAATTAATCTCAGCCCTAGGAATACTTAGGAATACTTAACTATACTTACTCCTACTTAAACCTAATTAGTCTTCCTTTAGTTACTTAGGAATACTTAGGGGGTTCCTCTGTATGTGTGACAATTAGCCAAACAGGTGTTCTTAATAGAAAAAGAAGAAGGAAGTAAGAGGTAAGACCTTTGTCTCTACTTACTTCCTTCTCTAGGCGCACTAGTGAAAAACGAACTTACTATCTAAGATACAGTTAATGTCTAAGGAACCCTTTTTAGGAAGTTCAATGTCCAGTGGTTCCCCTAACAGCTCTTCAGCGTGTCTCAGGAAATCCGCTAAGGGATCATGCTCCGTGTACAACTTAACCATCTGTTGTCTGATAATACGGCGTAATCGAGCCGCTTCACCGAGGGACGTTCCGAAAGAATCATGAACGGTACTGAAGTTCACACACCCTTCTTTACTTGCTTCATTAATGCTCATCATCAAGTGAGTAGCGTCGAGGGAGTGGATGAAATTGGGAGCTACCCCTGTTGCTTGCTTGTGTCTGTCTACATCCTCGTTTTCGCTAACCGTCGTTACGTAGATACGGTAGCGTGTAGAAGCATTTCCTAGGCGGAGCTGGAAAGATTCTGTCTTTCGTGCTAGATACATCTGCTGAATTGGAAGCCCCATAGGTGTTACCCATTCGACAGGCATATCGGCTTTTGCAAGGGCCGTGGCAATCTTCTTCAAACATTCCATACCTTCAATAGCGGCTACAACGGTTGTCTGTACAGCCTTCCATGTCAACTTAGCTAGGTACTGAGCGGCTTGTCTATCCCCGACACCTGCAAAGTGGGGGTTGTCCCTCGTGGTGTCTTCATAGATTTGGTCAGCGAATCCGTATTGACCACTCCCGTAAGCTAGGGTCATGACGGGGCGCTTGCACACTTTCCGATTAATGCCATGTGCCAGCCATGCTTCTGCCATTTGCTTTGTCCCTGGCCCAAATGTGCCGTCTTTTCGTTCCTTGCCTTTTGTGGTTCCTTCCATAACATCTTTCTTGACCATTGTCAATACCTTATCCGAAACTTCTCTATAAATATCTGAAGGTTTATCGTGGTCAATCAAGTTGACAGCGGAACCGCCTACAGGGTCACGGAGCAGACAACTGTAATGCTGGAGTCCTGAGCAAGTCCCGTCGTAAGCGATTGTACAACGGCAGTCAAAACCTGCTAGGGTTCCATGGCTGTCAAGGTATTCTAAGGCCCGTTTGTACTCCATGGCCCACGCTAAGAACTGCCATGGCTTGTCCTGATCCTGCCACCATGGGAAGTCCAGCGGATTTTCAGCACTAGACAAAATGTTCTGCTTGTTTTCCTCTACCCATGCTACACGGTCTTCCAGAGGAATCTTGTCGTGACCTGCCAGTCCTGCCCCGTGGATTGCTAACCACTTGAGAGCGTCGGGAGCGTCTTCAGTAGACACAGGGACGGGGTTAGCGTACTGTAATAAGGATTTTGTCATGTCGTCCCCTTGAGGGTTGAGGCCCGTAGGAATCGGATATACACGGCCCCGAAAGTCAATGTTCATGGGGAACCAAATTGATTCATATTTTGCAAAATCCTCAGCGGTCTTCAGAATCATGACAGCTCTCAGGGCCTTCCCTTTTCGTTGATTTTCCTTGTGTACAACTTCTACCATCTTCTTTTTGTGTGCCTTGAACGCCTTGAGTAGTTCTTCATCTTCCTTAATGTCTTCATAGGCATGAGGGAACCGTGGAAGCTGTTCAAGTGGTTTTGTCTCTGCTAGTCCTGCAATGCCACCGCCGATACTTAGGTAATACTTGAGAATGTCCAGCACGGGTTTGTTGATTCTATAGGCCGTTGCTTGAATCGCATTGACAGCTGAGTACACACTAGACAGATCAAGTTCATTGAGTCTGCTAGTATATAACTTGCGTGTCTGTGAAGACCTGGCATACGGGATGTATCGCATTAAAGTTTTATTCTGAGACAAAGCACCGTAGTAACCCCCGTCCCACATGCTAGTCCATGGTTTCGGAGGGATGATAGTCGGTACATACGTAATAGCTAGGCTGATACTCTTGTCTTCTGCATTGGCTATCGCTTTCAAGAAAACATCCGTAGGAAGTAACTGTAAAGGCTGTGTCTTGCCATCTTCAGATACTTCTTGAAAGACAAAGAAGTCCGTCGTTTCCACTAGGACAGCTAACAACTGCATACCTAAAGACGTTCTTTCTTTCGCTGTATGCTTGACAAAGGTAAATCCGACACCTTCATAGACATGTTCCATGAAGATTCTACGATAGGAAAAGCCTACACGGGAGCTAATGGCCTTGTTAAAACGCTTGACATTGTTCTTGTCTGCAAAGAAAGCCATTGCTTCTACTTCTGGTTCCAGTTCAAGACCGATTGCACCCCCAATATTGTTAGCTACATGGGAACGCCTCATCATGGCACTAAGGGCCATTTTAAGAGACAAAGTAGCACAGAGTCTTGAAAATTTCTGTGTGTCTCCACCTAGGGCCAGTACGTAGTCCTTGACGATTTTTGCGTATGCAGGTTGAACCCCGCGTTTCGGCTGTAAGCAGTCTGTAACAAAGGCTTCTACGTTTTTCGTATAGGTTTCTGCTAGGTGATTCATGACACCTTGACCAACCTTTGTTCGTTCATAGGCCCCGTCAGCTTTTGCCTTGTTCAACACCTGCAAAGCATGATTTTCTGCTAAACCTTTGTACATCTTTTCAAGTTCTAATTGTTGTTCTAATGTCATCATTTTTATTCCTCCTCCTAGAATGTGTGACAATTAGCCAAACTTATGTTTGGTTCACTAGGGTATAAAAATAGCAGGTAACTGAATGACACTTTTTCATATTCAGTTACCTGCTACTACTATTACTTGAACAATATGGCTTGCTTATATGTATCCTTATGGGTCTTGCCTCCCTTGAGTATGACATACTGCCTGTCAGGGAAGGCTTGTTGTACCCTAGCTAGTTCCTGCTTCACCTTGCGTCCCCCTTCTGAGCCTGTGAAGCGGCTGAACAAACAATATCCTTGTGTCTGAAGGTCTTCTATTTCCTGCTCTAGCTGGCAGGGCCTTCCTACATATGCATAGCGATTCATTACGACACCTCCTGTATTGCGAACGCTTGTTCTATTCTCTAGTATATCAAACACTTGTTCGGTGTACTAGTCTTCCCTTACAATCAAGCTGGCTTTTAAG